TTGTCCATGTGTAAAAGTTTTAATTGTTAATAACTATACGCCAAAGATAGTATAAAGTTTTATATCTGCAATAAAAAAGTGTAATTTATATTCATTCTAAATAAGGATAGGTCGCAAATTGCGACTGCAACCGCAGAATATTATAATAATTTAGGGTTATAACCTTAAGAATATCATGTAATTTCAAAGTATTACCTTAGAATTACATAGTTAATCGGAATTGTTCCTATTATGTAAAGCATATCTTACACAAAAAAAAAGCAGCTGCGTGCTGGGGAGCTTACAACTGCTTTCTACACTATGGAACTATGCAAAGTTAGTGTTTATATTTGAATTTCAAATACTCTATGTAAGTTTTATTATTTATTTTAAAATGTTTTCTACAATCATTACACAGCATCCAATAATGGATAGTACCTGCTGCAGTTACTACCTGCTTATTATGTCTCACATTATAGTTAGTACATTCAGGACAGCAGAACTTCTCATCTCCCTCCATTACAGCATAATGAGTAGATGGAGCTGCATAAGAATTAAGTTTATTGAAGACAGCTTCAAGTACAGTGACATCCATCTTACAATACTCTACCATCTTATCCATAGCTTGCTGATCTTTCTTAAATACTATGTCTTTCCACAGGTCTAGTCCTCCTGTATCCATCTTTTGACCTACTCCTAAATACTTAGCTATATAGTCTAGTTTATTTGAGTTAAAATTAAAGTACTTTCTAGCCCATTTAAGAGTATCTATAGTCTTAGGTGAGGGCATTACATCAAGTCCATGTATTATGGCTCTTGTACGCAACCATTTGAGATCAAATCTATCCCCATTATGAGCCACAATTTCATCAGCTTGAGCCATAACTTTTAGGAATGCTTTAATCATTGCCTTATCTGATTGCTTTTTATCCCATGTTAGGAATTGTACATCATCCTCTGACTCCCATTTGTAGCAGATGCAGATGATTGCTCTCTCATGAATGATATCACCTGGATTGATTGTGAGATTATAGCCTGATCGCCAAAATATACCAACATTGAATGATGTCTCAATGTCAAAAAACAGTCTTTTTCTTACCATAGATGGTGTAAACTTAGAGCAAATATTTGTCTTTAACAAATTTAAAGAGATATGATAGCAGTAAGCCTATCCCTACTCCTACAAATAATAGACTAAGATTGCCTCTAGTTCTAGGTCTTGTAGCTTTAGCCTTAGCTTTCTCTACAATACGATCTTTGTAGATAGTTTTTATTTTAAGTTTATAAGCTAGTCTCTCCTGGTATCTTGTTCTAGGAACATAAGTTGTTCTATACTTTATAATAGTATCCTTAGTAGTGATGAATTTTTCCCAAATTATATCATTATTAATTATAACAGGGATAGAATCTAAAGTTGTTATTCTTATAGTATCTCCTGTCTCTTCACAGGTATATCCTTTCTTTATTGCTTTATTAAGATGGTATTGTGCAGAGCAGCTGCTGAGTAGTAAGATTATAGCTAAGTATCTCATCATTCTTTTATTTCAAAGTGCATCCAATCATAGTTCTTCTCTCTACCCAAAGATATAAAGCCATGCTTGTAGAAAATATCTATCATCTTCTGATACTCAGGTCTTGCAAATCTAGCAGTTTTCGCTGATTCTTTGAGTAGATTTCTAGCAGGATCTAAGTCTATTGCAATACCCCATGAGTGCATGGATAAAGCTGTACCTCCTCTCATCTTTCTATAGTTGAAACATCCACCAAATAAATCAATCCCTAACTCCTTAATCTTATCATATCCATAGGTAGCTAGAAGCTCATTGAATACAGCTGTAAAGTTATCAGCTACTAACTTATGGCACATCATAGAGTTGACAGTGCTGTCCAAATCCCAAGCAATTCTCATTGGATAAGGTAACTTAATCTTCACTAAGTATCCTGCACCTGTTACATTAGCAGTACCATATTTAGATGTTAGTTCCCATCTAGTCATTTCAGTTTGTTTAGGTCCTCTTTAATATCTTTAGCTCTAGCAAATAATAGTTTCATTGATTGCCATAAGTCTATACCTTTTACTACTTTATAGTTCTCATTAATACTCATTACTTCTATACTAGCTAGAATCAATGCCACTATCTTAGTAAGCATAAAGGGTACACTAAAAAAAGTGAGGATAATATCATTAAGAATAAATTTGTCAATAAGAAAAAACATTATAACAGTTATTTCATAAAGTGCTAACTTACTTATTATAGCAGATAACTTTCTACTACTTATTTTTTCTTTTAACCTATTAGCTTTCCATATTCCTGTAAAAGTATCAATAGCTATTAATACTCCTATCATTATAAGGATGCCACTTATTGGTAAAAAGAATGCAAAGCATATAGAGATAAGAGTCAAAAGTTTGGATTGTATTGATATTAGTAATAGTGATAGTTGTGCTTTCATTCGTTTCCCTCCCATTGTAATGCTAGAATAAAACTTAGATATCCTATCACTGTAGCTCCTGCTAACTTAAGATATATAGCAGGCTCACATACTAATGCTATGCCTGTTAAGTATCCTGTACTGAATACTATAATTGATAAGACTCCTGAGTGCTTCATATTATTAAGATTGAATTGTTATAGCCATTGCCTCCTGCACCTCCACATAGACCATTGCACTCTAGTAATCCATTAGATAAACAGTTACATCCATCTATCATAGGTCTAAGGTCAGTATCTCGGTTAGTAGTACCTGTGAATATTGGATACAAAGCCTTGTTTTTAAGTAAGTATCTAATCAATCTCTGCTCAAAGAATGCAGCCTTTTGTGCATAGTGTTCCATACTGAATGCTATAGTACCTCTATCTACTGCTGAGCTGTTATCTCCGAATTGAGTCTGTAGACCTTTGTTCTTTAGCTGTAAAGATAAACCAAATACAGCATCTTCTGCTGCTCTCCATGCTATAATAGGCTGTATGAATGTAACTAGTACCTCCTCATCAGGATCTAATGTCTGAGCATTGTACTTAGTAAGCAAGTCATTGTAGAATGTAGTACCTAAGATAGGCATGATTCTTAGCTGAGCTTGAGTAGCTAGGTAAGGAGTAACATTATTTACATCTACATTAGCTGTGATGGGTGTGTTATTCTTTAGATAAGTTTCTGTTATAAAGTATAGCATCAGATTGTTGGTGTTGGTGTATCAATTACAGGAGGCAAAGATGCTAAGGCTCTAATTTCATTCTTAGACATATTCTCTAAGACTTTAGCAGCTACTGCAGGATTTAATGTATTAAGTGCATCATTAGTCTTAGAGGTATCTCCCTCAAGTTCTACTATTGCCTCGTTAATTATCTGATAGTTATTGATAGTAAAATCTGCATCTATCTTAGCTATGAATAGTAGCTCATTAAAGATATCAGATACCTGGTCTCTTAGTGGCATTACTACATTTTTTTCAAATATGATATAAGCCTGCTTAATATCTGAGCCATTACCTAGTGAGCCTGTAGTACGGATTCCCATAAGTATAGGATCAATGGTGTGGCTAAAGCAAATCTGCTCAGTGTTCAGCTGTGATGCCTCTTGAAATAGTTTATCATTACCATTGGTAGGTAGTGACTCTATCTTAGGCAGTTGGTCTGCTGAGTTAGCAAAGAATGCTACAGCTTTACCTGCATTAGCAGCACCTTTCAATCTATCAATGGTATTTCTTATCATGTTCTTCTCCTCCTCAGACTGAGGTCTCTTAGGGAACATCATGGCAAAGCTAGGAAAAACTGAATTTTGGATATTACTTTTAGCAAAGTAGCTAAGTTCACCTGATAAGAAAGCAAAGTTAAGAGCTGAGGTATAAGATGGCAAAGAATAATAATCTTGACCAATGCTATCTACCTCATATACAAATAACTGCTCATAGTCTCTAGAGGTAGGAGTATATCTCCTTATCTCCTGGACTCCAATCCTACTAGCCCAATCATCACAGATATAATATCTTTTTCTATCTAAGTTTACTCTAAGTTTCTCAGGTGATAGATTGACTATCTTTGTGAGCTTCATCTTATCATCAAAACATAACTTGAAATATACTCTATTGTGTAGGATTAGTTGCTGAGTTACTGCAGGTACTACCTTTTTAATGTTTAGTTTTCTCTCTAGTGTGTATAGCTCTAGCTTATCCTGTGGAGTAAGTCTATCAGCTACTATATTAAATCCACCACCTACAGCTGCATTCACTTTATACCCTACAATAGAGCCATGCAGTGGACTAGAATAGAAAATTTGATTAAGGAGTTCAGGAAATAAATTATCCTGACCGAATGGAATGTAACCATTAGTCTGATTCCTACCATTAACATAAGGTAGAGTTAGATTTGCACCTCCTACTTTAAGGAATGGAGTAGAGAATGATTGATATCCCTCTACTATTTCATGCTTTACTGTTTTAAAAAAATCTTTTAATGCCATAATTACTCATAAATTGATGATACTATTGGTCCTGATACTACCATCCTGCCCTCTTCAATCACAAACCCTGT